CCGTGGGTCGAAACTCACGAAATCACACCAATCACGCTCTGCACAAGCCATCTGCCATTGCATCTGATCGTAGTATTTCTTTGCTATCTCACCGCCCAACACAGTATCAATGTGCGTTGCAGTATTGGGACACTTGATCTCCAAGCATCCATCATCGCCCACCAAGCCATCAGGAGAGGCGGCAGACATAGCAATCGTTGGATGGTCAATAGCACCTACCTCGTCTACCAAAACGCCTGTCTTGCTTTCATAAGCCGCCCTAGCAAAACCTTCATTCTCGATGCCCCACTCCATTGCCGCATTTGTGTATGACTCAGCAACTTGGTTAGTCATGCGTTCGACTACCAATTGAGCCATGTAGTTAGCACGACTTGTTGAATAACCTGACTTTGTTTTAGCAACGATGTCAGAGATGCGTGATGCAGTAGCCTTGCCACAGCGTTGAGCAAACCACTCAGGGCTTAATTGTTCTACATCACTCATGCGTCCCTCGCTTTCATCATTGCGTTTGCTATTTGATAAGAAGCCATAGAAATATCTTCTAAATAATTCTTGTCTTCTAAAAACTCACAAGGGTGATAGTTGTGCATTAACCCTTGCAGAGCCTTAGCCGCAAAGTAATCACGCAATGACATTCCGTGTTCTCTTTCCGCTAAATCAAAGCGCATTGCTGGAAATGCTGGAATATTACTCATTTCAGCACCTTCTTCTTGGCATTGGTAGCGGCAATCATCTTTGTTTGCCATGCCTTGTTTCCATCGCAATCCGCAAATGCCCTGATATAGATGTCTTTTAGTTCATCAAGGGTTATGGTGGCTTCAATAGCCGCAATGTAGTCAAGCATCTTGCCTTCATCTGGAGTGCCTTCCTCAACAGCGTTAGGGTCTGTTATCGCGTCTAACGCATCATGTTCAACAATGTGTAGCACCGACACCCAAAGATAGCGTGTAAGGTAGGTTTGCACAGCACCAAGGTTTTGCACTTCATGGCAACCTTTGAGGGCGGCTGAAGACATAGGCGATGTAAAGACAATGATCTCGTCAGGCTTTTCTGTATTGACAACAATTAACTCAGCAATTTCTTTTCCAAAACGAATGATGGAAGTAAGACCTACCTCATTAAAGATTTCAATAGCGGGGATTACGAAATCGCCTAACTCAAAATAGTAATAGTTAGCAAACTTGTTGTAACCTGTTTTCTTGAGGGCTTTCTTGTGGAACTTGGCTCTAGCCTCATTCAGTTTTTGATATACATTCATTTTTAACTCCTATTGTTTAATTGACTTTGTTTAACTTGCTCTTGACCTATCCAGTGACTTAACCCAATCAGGTCTGAAATGATTGTGTTTATCTCTGAATAGAACCCAGTATATTGCTTATTCAAACACATTTTATCTAGGGTTTTCACCGATTGTTCTATCCTCATAAGAATGGTTGAGTAGTCGTTCAAAAGTATCTCCAAATTGCGTATGCAATCATGCTTATGACAGCAATGAGGCCAAACAAAACGGGTAAATCATTGATGTGAGGTGCTGAGTAATACGCTCCCTCAAAGATGCCTTCATTGACATAATCCTTTGGGAACGCCTCCTGTAATGTTCTGCTAAAACATCTTGTTGTTGGGTTGAAATCATCCATTTAATATCTCCTGTGCAATTTGTTTTTGGTCATTGGGAAACAAGTATTTGAACTCAACGAAATGGTTTTCGTAGCAACAAGTAATCTTCTCACCTTGTGGCTCTAAGCAGTAACAACAGTAGTAGACATTTTCCTCATCTTCATAGATGGCTTGTAGTTCGTCTTTGATTTTCATGGTTTACCCCGCTATTCTTTTAAGTTCTTTTTGCTCTTTGCTCATCATTCCTGCAAGCATAGATATTTTTGCTTGAGCATCTGAGTTTTTTGCCCGCTGAGTATCTGTTAACAAATCAGTTTTTGTAAAACTAACACCCATTGCCATTCGTTTCATTTCTTTTGTAATGGCTTTAACTCCAGCCTCAACAGCATATTGAGTTTGTGATTCAGGCGCAATAACCATAAAGTTTCCAGCATGATCACTTACCAAAAGCATACAGTGAGCCGTAAGTAAAGTATCTTTTATTTCGGTAATGCACTTAAGCACTTCCAAATCATATCTACGAACATCCTCAATGCTTTGTGGTGGGTTAACTTGACAAAGTTCAATTAAATGTTTTCTTTTAATTGTGCTTCCATAAGTAACTCCACTATCTAATAATTTTCTTGTTGCTTCTTTCCAAGCGGGAAATAGTTTTGTATTCTCCATTACATTACCACCTCAAAACGCCCAAAGCGGGGACGATAATCTCCAAGTCCTATGAGGTTTCCAGCATCTTCTAAAGCCTTTTTAACCTCTCCAATATTGACCACATCTTCATTGATAGCAATAGTTGCACTAAAAGTCCAATCACGAAATATTGGACGATAACGAATAATCTTTGCTGTACCGACTTTAACGCCTCTTGCATCACGTTTTGTCGGGTCTTCCCACAGTTTCTCAGGGGTCATCTTTTCATATCCAACCAAAGGTAATTCATCCTCAATGACGTGAACGCCTTGTTTAAACTTAACTCCAAGTTTTTGTAACTTAGCCGCATTGATTAAGCAAGACTGTAAGTTTTGTGCTGGTATAAAAAACCCTGTTCTTTCATTCCAGTAACAACCACCAATAAATTCGCTTTTTGCAATAGAGATTTGATCTTCATCGGTTTTTTTACGCTTACTTGTTAACTCTTTGTGTTGTTTGGTCAAAGGGTCAAGTGGGTTAGCAAACCTATCTGAGTGCATTAAAAGCGAAGATTTACCTGTGATTTTTATTGACAATGTTTTCATATTAACTCCATTAAATTTAAGTTGACTGATGCACATTTGCATCGGAAGAGAGACTGTTGCCAATCCCCTATCCGCTACATTAGCCCATGCCTTACCTCGCCGAACCGTACCCCACCCAACCCAACCCCACCTCACAGGGCCACACCCAACGCTGGCGAACCAAGCCTCGTTTGATTAACACTCGAAGAAGCACTATTGCTAATGCTCTATCGACTGTTATCAGTTCCTTGCCATACCAAACCGAACCCGACCATGCCCCACCACATCGAACCCGACCATGCTAGATGCCTTAGTACTCGAAGGAGGACTATCTCTAATCCCCTATCGGCTATTAAGCCCATGCCTCGCCGTACCTTTCCGAACCCCGCCTCGCCCCGCCGCACCGCACCGTGCCAGACCATGCCCTTGCTCCAAAACTAATCTTAATAAAAAATAAACAAAAAGAAATAGGTGTTTTACCTAGTTTGATTTTTCTAAAACAGCAATTCTCTGTTCTAATTTTTTAACCAATGCTTCTAGGTCTTTGATGCGATCTAACAGCATATCTTGATGTGTGTAGTCGCTCTTGCGGTATGGGGCTGTAATGCCCACAGTAGGTCTATCCATCATTAACTCCTGTTTAAAAAATATTAACTTTTCATCGCTCTCACAAATGCGGCATAACTAGCGGCTGTATCACCAAAGGGCAACTTAGCCAACTCGACTGCCACTTCCTCCAACACATCATTACGCAACAGTAATGGGTCATTACTTGTTTGTAATGTGCGTAGATTCTCTGTCAAATCCCTGACCAATGCTCTTTGAATCGTTCCATCTGTAACGCCAGTAGAAATCTTCTTTTGTTCAGCAAGGTATGCCATGTTTCTGATCTGGTCAGTTACATCAAACTCTAGCAAATCAAAGGCTTCGTCAAGTTTGTCGTTCATTCTCTGACCCGTATCGTGTCAACAATGTTTTGGGCTAGATGCTGTTCTTTCACCATGTTGAAGATGATGGAAGCAATAACATCCCGTTCATGTTCAGCACCTAAGTCAAATGCGTTTGCCATGCCTGTAACTGTATTCTCATTACAAGCCGCCATGCGTAAGTGCGTGATCATCTCTGCTTTAGTCATTGATTTCCTTTTTCATATTTGTAGATCAAATAATCTATCCATGCCAATAAAACTTTAGGCAACATAGCAAAAAAAGCACCTAAAAGCATATATCCAATTGCTTCAAGCATTACACATTCTCCCACTCGCTATGCCACTTTGTTGTGATGTCTAACATCTCATCCATTGCTTTGTTTTCGCAGTGGTTATATTGTTTCTTGCTTATATCATAAGTAATGTGTTTATCTTGCTCATCAAACACGCTAAAGTCAATCTCGTAATCGTCTGAGTGGTCAGCATCGAGTTCATCTTCTGGACTCAGAATGTCAAAGCATACTAAGCACTCGCCAATGCCCTCCAAGTAGACACAAATCTCATGTTGAAAATCTTTAGGTTTTACCGACATTTTTAACTCCTGTTTAAGTTGGTAAGAGGATTGTCAAGGATTAAAAAAGGCTTGTGAACTAGGATAA